TATTACTCTCTTATTAGATTCCCGTTTAAGTAACTTGATGTGAAGTAATCTCTAGTAAATACCGTTCCCGATATTTCATCTCCTGATGCAATAACATCCTTCACCATATTTATTGAACTTGCTGGGATGTTAAAATTGAGATATAAATCTTTCAATCCAACCACATCATTTGACTCAGGAAATGCTTGTACTTCAATAATATTGTTTTCTTTTTCTGTTGAAGTGATTTTTATTGTATTAACATTGATTTCTCCCTTTATATAATCAATTGTTCCTGCAGATTTTACGACAACTCTAGTTGTTGTGCTATTAATTGGTTTTACAATTGATAAAATCCCTGTTCTTCCGTCAGGATTTGGAATATCGGTCATGTAAACTACATCTGGATCAGTTGCAATTCTAAATCCAGTTGATTTGATGTTATATCCTTTAGAATTTACATGAAATTGATTACCATAGCATAATTCATACTGTGCAAACTGGTTTACAACTGCTTTTAAATCTCTTCTAATCCTAACTTTGGTAATATTAGAGGTAATTGCAGTATTTGTGTTGTCAATAATTTGTTGAATTTTGCTATATCTAAATCTTCCGCCAAATTTATTGATTTCCAAGGAATTTGCATAAGTTTTAAGAGTATCCAATACTCTTGTCCTCAAAGTTTCAACCGTTGATATCCTAGAAAAGTCATAATAGACTGCAGAATCAATTTCAACATAAAGAATTTTGAGATCTGTGATTTTTTGATTTATTCCAGAGACGGTATATTGCTTTAATTGAGATAAAATCCTAGATTTGTTAAAGTCAGAGACAAAAGTGCCATTTTTTGGTTTAATACTTATGTTTACAGTGCCAAATTGTGGAGGAGTCATTTCCTCACCACCAATAACGGCAACAGACTCGGTATCTGGATAGATTGTTTTGATAATTGCCTCATAATCACGACTGGTAACTGCTCTAGATTGTGCAGAATAAATTTTAGGAGCATAATATCTGACAGAATCTATAGATTCAATTTCAGATCCATTTTGAGATGCCTGATTTACCGTAACAGTGATGTCGGATGGGTTGACATTGTTGTTTTCTGTCGTTAAAAAACTTCCAGCTAAGGAGAAATTTGATACTCCATTGCCATCTACACCATTTGATATGATATAATTTGCCGTTATGATATTACCATCAGAATTTTGGTCTGTTCCGAGTTTTTTACCAATCAATCCATCACCAAATAGCAGTTGATATTTCTCATCCTGTATCTCTTGAATCAAATAAATCTGAGAACTAGAGGTTACATCTACAATATTATCAACCAAGGAGTATTCAATGCCAAGTCCGGTATCATTTTCCTTTCTAATGTAGACTTTTAAAGTCGAAGTATCAACAAATGAGTTATCAAGAATAAATTTTTGATCAAGAGACCCATCATATATGAATTGTTTGGTTAAATATGTCCCTTCATAGATTTCAATGTTGTTAAAAGTTGCAACTCCATCAACAAATTTCCTTGTAATGTCTTCTGGTATCGAAAATACATATGAAGTATTTGCTGAACTACCAGTGCATACAAGACCTCTCTGAAGCGTTACCTGAGAGGAACTGTCTCCTGTGGGTCTTTGTACCGAAAATGAAATTTGTGCCCTTGCAGAGGTCCTAGAACGGGGCACATAACCAATATTTCTTGCTAATGAGACAACATTTTCTCTCAGAGTAGCAGAATCCAAAAAGGATTCATTCACAACCATGTTAGAGTTGAATGCTGTGATATATGTGTTATATGCTAGCGTGTCGATTAAGACAGAAAAATTAGATCCCTCAAAGTCAAAGTCCGTAAAAGTTGAATTTGCACGGAGATAATCCTTGATGGACGTCTTTATCTGATCAAAATCTAGATTTGTATACTTAGTAAAAGGCATATTATCTTGTTGCCTCTAATAGGAACGAAAATTCTTGAGTTGGAAACTCTTGTCCGATGATATCAAAAATAATAGTTGCATTAAATGCGTTTCTATCTGGAAAAGGATCAACCTGAACCTCTACATTATTGATTCTTGGTTCAAAATTCTCAAGTGCAATCTCTATTTGATTTTGAATTACGGATGCAGTACCAAAATCAACGAACTCAAAGAGACTACTTCTGACCTCAGATCCCAACAAAGAGTTAAAAAACCTTTCAGTGGGAATAGTTTCCACTATATTTCTTACGGATCTACGAATCGCGTTCTCATTTTTTAATACTTGTAGATCTTTAGTGACAGGATGTGCATCAAAAGACAAACTAATGTCTTTAAATGCTCTTGATATCCTCTGAATGGCCATTGACAAAGAGTTTTTCTTTATTTATAACTCAATAATTAGGAATTTGGTCATCGTTTTTGCGTTCCTTAGCAGTTTTCCAGAAATAATTCTCGTCATTTCCGAGTCCATCGCGGTCATGACCGTTCTCAACCTGATAATATACGGTCGAAACCTTAAAATCTGGGATTTTTGGCGTCTCTGGTGTCAGACTATTATCAAAAATACGAGTTCTGTTGTTCGGATAGAGTGCAAATTGCCCATTATCCAGTTCGATTAGGTTGTGAGACTTGTGTTCTGATGGATTTTCACTGGTTGCACAGTCAATTGCATCCGGATCTTGGTGATAATTATCAATTGTACAGATATAAGTGCCCGTCTGAGGTCCATAATCACGAGTATAACACTCATAGTGCATCGAACCAATGAATTGTTTCTGTACTACGGT